GACCCCACTACAAACCAAAGTTCTCGCGCACCTGGTCAAGATGGCGAAGCTGGACAAAAGCTACGCATGGTGGGCGGCCAAGCACTATGCGGAACTCTGCCCGCACGAACTGGGGGAGCTTCCGCAACTTCTAACCGCAGCAATGCTGGAGCGCCATAAATGATCATCCGTCTACCTTGGCCTGACTCCAAGCTAATGCCAAACAAAGCCAAAGGCCGCGCATGGGCTGGCCTAGCGCGGATCCGCACCGAGCAGAAAGAAGCGGCAACGCTCTGCACGATGGCTGCATTGCAGACAACCGGCGCGAAAGCATGGGGAGGAAACATCCCGTTATCGCTGGTCTACATGGCACCAGACCGCAGGCACCGCGACCTTGACAACCTATTGGCCGCATCAAAGTCAATCATTGATGGCATGGCACACGCTCTAGGCGTCGACGACAGCAGATTCAAGCCAATCCTTGTCGATAGCGTTTACGCAGGCGGGGAAGGGTGTCTAGTGGCTGCTGTGGGCATTCACATCGTTAGCGGGGTGAATCTGTGAGAGAAACAGACCCACACCGCGCCGTTGACTACATCATTGCCAACGCCAGCAAGTTTGCAGCAGCAAAAGCCACTCGCACTTACTTGGAGGAATTCAGGAAGTCAAAGAAGGCCATTCTGATGACTCAAAGCACCGCAGAAGCCGCAAACGTTCGGGAGCAATACGCATACAGCCACGCAGAGTATTTGGAGCTTATAGCGGGTTTACGCGAGGCGGTAGAGATTGAGGAAAAGCTGAAATGGGAATTAACTGCCGCGCAAATCAGAGTTGATGTGTGGAGGACGGAGCAAGCCAACAACCGTATGCAAGATAGGGCTGCGCAATGAACCTAAAAGAGCGACTACAAATCAGAACACCGTGCGGCTATGGGATGCAATATTGGTTTTCATACAAAGGGCAGAAATGCCAAAGCGTTGCAGTTTTGATTCTGATTGTGGCCGAGAGGTTCGCAATAAGGTTTGGCGTTATCAACAATACGACCGCAAATTTCATCTATTCAAGGTTGGCTAACAAGTATTGCCAATTTCCCGGAAGTGCATCAGTGATTAGAAGCATTGAGCATTCCGACGAATCGGATGCGTTTGGAAGGCAAATAGTGGCGCACCCAATATGTAAGAAAACAAAGATTTTCGACTTAATGGCCGCACGACTATCGGTTGACAACGCAACCCATTTCCCACAAGGAAATTACACAGCATTCAGAGGTGCATCAGGCAGTTGTAGGTTGTGTGGTGGGCATTTAAATGTCGCACTGGTATCAAAGCACAAAACATACGACTGCCGCCAAATGCAAAGTCGCACCGCTGTGTGCAGAAGGCCAATGTGCAAATCACTAATGCAAAACCTAAAGAAGTGCGTGACAAGTACATCGCAACTCCCAATGGCTAGGGTTCTTATGGAGCTAACAAAAAATGGAGACAGAACGGGAGCAGTTGCTCAGATTAAGGAAGTTGCTGAACGACACATTTACAAAACTCATAACTGGCGAAATCAGCAAAAAAGAGGCAAGAGTGATAGCGGAATTGGCATTGGCATTTGAAACAAACCTAAAACTGAAAAGGAAATGATATGGAAATTAATCAACTGGCTACCTTTGGCGACCAACGCCGCATGATTCTGGACACCATCATGGAACTTCGCAATGGGACGATGGATGTAAATCGCGGCATGGCAATCGCGGCAAACATGAAAGTGCTGAACGATTCTGTTCAAGTCGAAATCAACGCCGCAAAAATGTCCATTGCAGCGCGGCAAGCAGGCCACGACTTTGGGAAGATCGTTGATATGGGGCGCAAGTTGCTAGGCAATGACGGAAGCCAGCCGAATTGACCAAGGCGGAAATCATCCACAAAGGCAAGGTGGCCGCATTGGGTTGCGCTTACTGCCACTTCCTGCATGGGCCGCACGCTCCCGGCCCGGTGGAGCTTCACCACTTGCGCTCTGGAGGATGGGGCCGTGGATCTTATTTGACACTGATACCGCTATGCCCAGAGCATCACCGTGGAAAAACAGGGGTGCATGGCATGGGTACTAAGGCATTTGACCGAATGAGCGGCACAACGCAGCAAGAGTTATTAACTTGGACATTGGAGCGAATCGGATGCTAAAAAAGAACCAGCCCGTCAAGTTCTCGCGCCCTATGTCAACCATGCGTACCGTCTTGCTGGCAGTGGAGCACGGCTACCAGTACCGCCACGACATACTGACGGAGACAAAACTAAAGGCTGGGCAGGTACAGGCTGCGCTCTATAACTTGACGTTTTGCGGGATAGTGGTGCGTGAGGTAGACGCACAAGGGCGCTCTATCTACCTGATACCTGGCACAAACTACGGGGTGGCAAAGTGCCTGTGTGGGGTTCGCTCGATCTTCGATGTGCGGTGAGCCTTTACCAATCTCGACAATACAGATAACTCCATGGAAGTAAGGCGCAGTTGCCACTTCTTTTGCCCTTGCTGAAAGGTGGGGGCGCTTTTATTCAGCGAACACCCGAAAGGACTCGCATGGCACTAACAGCCAAACAAGAGGCATTTTGCCAAGCCATGGCTGGCGGCATGAACCAAACGGAAGCATACCGCGCTGCATATGACACGAGCGGTATGGCTGATAAAACGGTATGGGATGAGGCATACAACCTCGCAAACCACCCCGAAGTGGCCCCGAAGGTGAAGCTACTAAAGGACGAGCTAGCAGCCAGGGTGCTTTGGACGCGCGAACAGAGCGTTGCAGTGCTTGTAGATGTGATTGGTGATGGTGAGTCTAGGGGTACAGACAAAATCAGCGCCGTGAAGGTTTTAAACGATATGCAAGGGTTCAATTCCCCGACGAAACTAGAGGTATCTGGAAAGTTTGAGATCAATGTCCACTTTGACTAAGTTGGATATGCGCTTCCCAAAGGCGCTGCAATTCCTTTTCAAGCCTGCGCGGTACAAGGTGGCAAGGGGTGGGCGTGGTTCGGGTAAGTCGTGGGGATTTGCTAGGGCATTGATACTGCGCTGCACCAAGCAACAGACCCGCGTACTCTGCACACGCGAGATTCAGAAATCCATTCAGCAGTCTGTTCACCAGCTACTGAGCGACCAGATTGAGGCAATGGGTTTGTCTGAGGCTTTCGATGTGCTGCAAACGGAGATACGAGGGCCTCATGGGTCTTGCTTCTATTTCTCGGGCTTGTCTGACATTACAGCGACCAGCCTTAAATCATTCGAGGGCGTGGATATTTGCTGGTGTGAGGAAGCACAGGCCATAAGTGCCAAAAGCTGGAAAACGCTGATCCCGACGATTCGCAAGACAGGCTCTGAAATCTGGGTGACATACAACCCTGAGTTGGAGAGCGATCCAACGCATCAAATGTTCGTCATCAAGCCGCCAGAAGATTGTGTTTCGGTGCTGATGAACTGGAGCGACAACCCATACTTTCCTGGTGTGTTGAAAGCAGAGCGCGAACACGCTGAAAAGACCATGAAAGCGGAGGAATACCGCAACACTTGGGAGGGCGAGTGTTTGCCTGCGGTAACGGGCGCTATCTACTTCGATGAGGTGGCGAGTGCAGAGCGAGAAGGGCGCATTAGGGACGTTCCCAACGACATCATGCTAAAGACGCATGCCGTATGGGATTTGGGATGGAATGATTCAATGTCTATCATCCTTGTGCAACGGTCGGCAAGTGAGTTGCGAATCGTGGATTACATCGAAGATTCGCACCGTACCCTGGCTGACTACGCCATGCAACTCAAGAATATGAATCTCAATTGGGGCGTTCATTACCTGCCACATGACGGATTCCACAAGGACTACAAGACCGGCAAAAGCGCACAGGAAATCCTAGAGGCTTTGGGTTGCTCTGTTGAACAGACGCCAAACATGGGAATTGAGGAAGGTATCAAGGCTGCACGCATGACGTTTAGCCGGGTGTACTTCGACAAGACCAAGGCAAAACGCCTGATTGAGTGCCTGAAACGCTACCGGCGTCACATCAACAAACAGACGAACGAGGCGGGTTCAGCATTGCATGACGAATTCAGCCACGGCGCTGATGCATTCCGATATGCGGCCATAGTCGCTGACGCACTGGGCAACAGTAATGGCAGTGTGAAACCTATAGCCTACCGCAAAGGCCGGTTCATGGCATAGCCTTTACCAACTTTGACAATCGCGCAAAGGATGGACAAGGCATGACTACACAGACAATTCGTAACGGCACAAGCATTGAAGTAGTAATCCCAACGGGGCAAACGCTAAAGGTGGTCGCTGTAAGCGGCACATACAACGCCTCAGTGGTACGTGGTACAGGAATCGGCACTACGCTTTCATCCCTGGCAACTGGCGCATCGTATGGGCCGTATGCTTATGACAGCGTTGTGC